CCGGGGCAGCTGAAGGCGAGTTAATGCCCGGCATGCGGTTCGTCCCGGACAAGGTGCACCGGGAGCCGGCGGGCGCGGAGAGGCCGCCGGACTGGTACATCATCTGGCTGGGACGGCCGCATGCCGAGGGCAGCGTCATCATCGGGCGCAGCAAGCGGCTGCGCCGCCACCTGTGGCACCGGTTCTTCCCCGAGTCCGGCGGCGCCTGCCAGGACATCAGGGGATGGGTCGCGGGCGTCGAGTGGCTGCTGGAGGTGCACCGGAAAGCTGCCCGGCAGTATCCTGCGGGTTCATGAGCCGCATCCTGGATGCCCTGGACCCTGGCATTGCACCGGTGGTGTACCACCTCCGGGAGCACGGGTTCGATACGTTCTCATCCTGCCAGGGCGGCCCGGGGCATACGAGCCTTTACCCTGAGGTGCTGTTCCACGGGGACGAGCACGCCGGCTTGTGGGCAGTGTGGATTCTGGAAGACGCGCGCCTGCACGTCTCCTGGCTGAGCCGGACGTGGGACCTGGACCACGGGTCTCCGCGGCAGCCGTACTGGCAGGTAGTGCTTCGCGAGGTGCGCATTCCGCCCGATTAGCCGGGCGTGACCAACCGCGAGGGCTGGCCGGCGCCTGTCGTGCTGGCTGACCCGCAGCCCGGCGACTTCGTGTGCATCCCGGTCAGCGGGCCGGTCGGACTCGGCATCACCGTCGGCCAGTGGCTGGACGGCGACCGGTTCCAGTTCTACGACCACACCGAGATCTATGTAGGCCAGCCGGACGAGGCCGGGCCGTACGGGTACACGGTCGCCACCTACCCGGACGGGAACTGCCGCCGTCCGCTGCCGTGCCCGGCGGCGCAGCTGCCCGGCTCGCTGTGGTCCTCGGGCCTCATCACTCCGACGGCCGCGCAGCGCGCCGGGATCGTGGCGTGGGCGCTAGCCCACCAGGACGTGCACTACTCGTTCCTGGACTACGCCGCGCTGGTGACGCACGCGCTGCACATCCCGGCCCCGGGGCTGCGCGAGTACATTGACTCGACCGCCAGCATGATCTGCAGCCAGTACGTGGACGCCGGGTACCGGGCGAACGGCGTGCAGCTGTTCAGCGACGGGCGCTGGGACGGCTACGTGAAGCCGGGCGACCTGGCGAAGCTGCTTCAGCAGCTGGTCGCGAACCGGTTCATCACCGCGTTACCCGGTTCGCCTGCGTGAGGCCGCGCGGCGGTGTTATGTTCGCCGAGGCGCCGGCCCGCAGACACGCCGGCGAGGGGAACCGCGCGCTCCGCCAGACCCTGGAGCGCCGCCGGAGGGAAGCCGGTGCCGGGAGTCTCCTCGCGCGGCCGGGAGACAAGTACCTATGCCCAGACCTAAGCATGCTCGCCGTTCCCGGCGTCCTGCTGTCCTCGCCACGGCCGGCGTCTCGGCTGCCGCTGCTGTTTCCGCTTCTGTCATCTTGTCGGGGCAGGGGCCGCCAGCCGAGGCGAAGATCACCCTGGCTCCGCCGCTGAACGACGCGCACGTGCTGCAGGCCGCCCTGGCGCGGATGCCCGCGGTGGCGCACAGGGCGGGGCCTGTCACCTACCTGATCCGTCCCGGTGACACGCTGTCCGGGATCGCCGGGAAGGAGTGCGGCAACCCGGCCGACTACCGGGCGCTGGCCGTGAACAACGGCATCCGGTACGCCGACCGCATCAACGCCGGCGCGGTTCTCAAGATCGCCTGCCGCGCCGCAGCGGAAGCGCTTGCGCGGGTGCGGCTGGAGCCGCCTGCCCCGCCGGTGGCAGGCGGGGACCCGCCAGCGGTGACCGCGGACGTGCAGCCTGCCCGCCCGGCGGTGACCGTCTCGGGCGGCACGCTCGGCTGCGCCGGCCTGGAGGACCTGTGGGACGCCGCGGGCGGCAACCCGCAGCATGCGTTCATGGCCGCCGAGATCGCCATGGCCGAGTCGGGCGGCCAGCAGTATGCGCTGAGCCCCACCGACGACCGGGGTTACTGGCAAATTAATGCCTCTAACGGAGCGTTGTCGACGTACGACGCCCTCGGCAACGCCAGGTCCGCGATCACCCTGTCCGACGACGGCACCAACTGGAGCGCCTGGACTACCTACAACGAGGGGCTGTACGAAGGCCGCTGCTGAGACCGATCGAATGGGCGGGTTCCCGGCCGGGGCCCGCCCATCGTCGTGCCTGGAGGCAGCATGTCAAGGCAGGCAGGAAAGTACGGCCGTCTCCCTATGGACCGCAGCCGGCCCCGGCTGACCCTGGAGAAGTACCTGGACCCGCGGACCCCGCTCAGCCGTGCCGGGCTGCCGGCGGTCCCGCTCACCGACGACGTGGACCGGGCCAGCGAGGTGTCCAGCTGGCCCATGTACCTCAACGCCGACCTCGGAGATTGCACCATCGCCGCCTTCGGGCACATGTACGGTGCCTGGACGGCCTACGCGGGCGCCGGCGAGGCGCTGTTCGCCGACTCCGTTATCCAGCTGGTGTACTCGCGGGTCGGCGGCTACCACCCGGGCGACCCGAGCACCGACAACGGCTGCGTGATGGCCGACGTGCTGGCCGACCAGGTGGCCAACGGCATCACCGACACCGCCGGCAAGCTGCACAAGGTGCTCGGCTACGCCGCGTTCGGCAACCCGGCCGACGCCACGCTGCTCGGCCAGGTGCTCGACGTGTTCGGCACCGTGTACGTCGGCATCAACGTGCAGCAGTCGATGGAGACCGAGTTCGCCGCCGGGCAGCCGTGGGACTGGACCCCCGGCAGCCAGATCGTGGGCGGCCACGCCGTCTGCCTGCAGCAGCGCTACGGCAACGCGGCCGTGCCGTACGAGTACGTCACCTGGGGGGCGCTGGAGAAGGCCACGGCCGGCTTCCAGGCCAACGCGGCCGAGGAGGCGTGGGCCGTGGTGACCGCCGACTGGGTGCGGGCCAACGGCACTACTGTCGAGGGCCTGGACGTCCGCCAGCTGCTGGCCGACATGGCAGACGTGTAGGCTGCCGTGTTCCTGGCTGATGTCGTCACGACCAGCGGCGGCCTGGACCTCGGGGTCATCATCGCCATCGTGGTGTCCATCCTCACCGCCGTCTTCGCGTCCATCACGGCCCCGCTGATCCTGGCGCACCGCACGGAGCGGATGCACCGCGAAGACCGGCTGGCCGACTACGAGCGGCAGGACAAGGTGGCGCGGGCAGCCGAGCAGACCGCCACCGACCTCATCGCCTCGCAGAAGAAGATCGCCGACCAGGCGTCCGAGGCTGCTTCCCTGCTGCTGGCCGCCAACGAGCGCGTCGCCCAGACGGCGCAGGTCACCAACGGGAAGCTGGACGTCATCCACACGCTGGTCAACTCCAACATGACGGCGGCCATGCAGTCGGAGTATGACGCCACCGTCCGCGAGCTGGCCATGATGCGCGAGGTCCTGGAGCTGAAGGAAGCGGCAGGCCGGGAGCCGGGGCCGGAGGCACAGGCGGCCATCGTCAGCACCGAGGTCAAGCTCGCCGAGCTGGCCGCCGCGCTGGATGACCGGGCGCAGGCAGCTGGCCGGATCACCACAAGGGACGGGAAGTAAGGCCCGGCCGGGCCGCCGATTAGACCTGCTAGACCGCGGTCTCAGCAGGAAGGCGAACGCGACCATGCCAACGCTCAGCAACGCGTATGCGGGCACTCCCTTCGAGGGTTTCAGCCTCAGCCACGCCGCCATCCTGTCCGGCACGACAGGTGCGGAAGGTGCCACGGTCTACGGTGTCAGGAACGGCACTATCAGCACGGACCAGGGGAACTTCGAAAACACCGGTGACGATGTTGTCCTGTCCGAGCACTTCTGGATCAACTTTGCGAATGTGACCATCGAGGAGGGGTACATCCCCTTCTCGACGATCGCCTACATCACCGGCACCTCGGTCACCTCCTCCGGCATCGCGGGCGCGGACTACTACGCGATTCCTTTGTGGACTTTGAACTCGATGAACCAGGTGACGCAGCCGCTGGCCATCCGGGTGCCGTCTAAGGACGCCGGCGGGCAGATCCGGACCCTTGACTTCGTGCTCTACCGCGTGCAGTTCATGCCGTTCAACTTCACCGGCCCGTCCTACAAGACCGGCCTGAGCTGCTCGATTGCCGGGCGCGCGCTGTTCTCCACGGTCAACGAGGTCGGCGCCTCGCTGCCGGCCGCCTACGGCGGCTCGTCCGCCACGGCGGGCTCGTCGATCGGCCGCCTGGTGTCCTGGCCGGGCGCGGTCACCGGTGCCTTCGTCGCCGAGCCGTTCGGTGGCGGTGGCGGCACGGTGGTCTGACGTGGCAGAGCAGGACGCGGCCCCGGCGCCCGGCATCGCCGGGATGGCGCAAGGCCAGCGCGACGCCGGCATAGAGCCCGTCCCGCAGCCTGGTCCGCCCGAGGCCGCCGAGCCGGAAGGCGACCCCCGGCCGCCGGGCATCCGGGCCACCGGTGCCGAGGCGCTCGAAGAGCAGCAGAAGAACCCGGGGCTGAAAGACAACTCCGGTACGCGGCCGTAGCGGTCCGATAGGGACAGCGAGCGCAACCAGGTGCTCCAGAGTCCCGAGAGGACCGCGCTATGCCGGATGAACCTGAGTCCGAGCTGGACCGCATCGACCCGCAGCCTGTGCTCTGCGAGTTCTCGACCGGCTTCACTGTCGAGGTGGTGCGGATGCGCACCCGGCAGTTCTTCCGCCTGCTGCGCGTGCTGACGCACGGCGCCGGGCCCGCCATGATGCAGGCCGGGCTCAACTTTCAGGCGGCCGGCCCCGAGTTCGTCACCCAGCTGCTGACGCTGGTGGTGATGTCCATCCCGGACGCCGAGTCCGAGGCCATCGCGTTCATGTCGTCGATGTGCAAGCCGGCCGGGGTCATCGAGCGGCCTGGCGGCAAGCTCACCAAGCAGGAAGAGGAAGCCAACAAGGTCCTGTGGGAGCAGTACGGCACTGAGCTGCACAACCCGGACCTGACCGACACCATCGACCTCATCGAGCTGATTGTCAGGCAGGAAGCGCCGGAGCTGCAGGCCCTGGGAAAAAAGCTGGAGCGGACGTTCGCCCTGTTCCGGAAGACGGGCCAGGACAAGTCCGAGAAGGAGCCGGAGCCGACACCGGAGGAGCTGGCCTCGCAGGTGCCTTCGCCGCCGCCTTCGACATCATCAGCCACGAGTACGGATGGACTGACGAGTACATCCTCAACCTCCACGTCTGCCGGCTCCGGCAAATCCTCGAAGCGGCGGGAGCCCGCCGGGAGCGCGAGAATGTAGCCCGCCTGAGGCTGGCGGAATGGCAGGTCAAGACGGTGTGCAGCTTCATCGGCGCGCAGGCGATGATCGACACGGACAAGCACGGCGGGCGCAACCCGCTGGTGGAGCTGGCCGCCGCCATCGACATCTTCGGGCACAAGACCGACGCCGAGCGCGAGCTGGACGAGATGCGCGGCGAGCGGGTGGCCGACCGGCTGGAAGACGACCCGCGGTTCGCCAAGGTGGCCGCCGACCCGGCGCAGGGCGTGGAGGCAGCCAACGGGCCCGGGTCGTTCGAGGCCCTGGCCGGCATGTTCGGCTCGGCAGTGCCGGGGCCGGAGAGCGTGAGCTGATGTGGTGGTCCCGGGTCAAGGAGTACCACTGGGCCGAGGTGCCGAACTTCGGGGACGCCATGGCGCCGCTGCTGCTGTCCCGGTTCGCCGGGATAAGGACCGAGTGGGATACCGTCAGCCGGGCCCGCATCGTCTCGGTCGGCTCTGTCCTGGAGCACGTCCCGCCGATGTGGGACGGCTACATCCTCGGCAGCGGCAAGCTCCGCGAGGACTCGCAGCTGCACCTGCACACCAAGACGGCCACCATCCTCGCGCTGCGCGGCCCGCTGACCGCGCGGCAGTGCCCGCCGGGCAGCTACGCAATCGGTGACCCCGGCCTGCTGGTGAGCGAGCTGGTGCCCGCGCAGGACAAGATCTACGACCTCGGCATCGTGCCGCACTGGTCGGATAAGCAGCTGGCCGACCGGCCCGAGTTCTGGGGGAAGGGCGCGTGGAGCGTCCAGGTGGTCCGCCCGGGAGACGACCCGCTCAGCGTCATCGCCGCGATTGCCCGCTGCCACCGGATCGTGACCAGCAGCCTGCACGGGGCCATCACGGCCGATGCGTTCGGCATCCCGCGCCGGGTGGAGCCCGGCGGCATCGA